CCTGCGGTGAGGATCGGCGTGCCGCCTTGATTGAGACCCTTGACCTGCTCGTTCCACCGGTCGCGCAGGGCCTGCACCTGGTCCTTGTCGAGCACGAGGTCAGTCGACAGCACCGCGCTCGGGCGCGCCTCGTTCGCGTAGAACGCCTGCTGCTGCCGTGAGATGGAGTCGGAGACAGCGATGTTGCCATAGGCCGCGACAATAGGACTCTCGCCCACGATGGGCACCGGGTACATGCGCTTGGTGTGCAGCCGGATATGCAGCACGTCACGCGCGGGCACGACCAGCATCTGAGCGCCGAATAGCTTCGAGACAATATCGTTTCCACCGAGCCAGTAGAAGACGTCACCCGTCACCGCCACCCGCGGATGGCTCATCTCCGGGTTCATGATGTGTAGCTCATCCACCTCGAAGCGGTCGTTGCGGATCGCTAAGGCATAGGCGTTCCCCGTCAGATACAGGGACCGCACCATGTTGAGCATGAAGTCGCTGATGGATTGATACAGATTGGGGTATCGGAGAATGCGGGCGAGCGCGGAGGTCGTTATCCTGTCGCGCCCGCCTTTCTTGTTCAGCCGCCAGTGATCGCCGGGGCACATCGCTACAGTCTGCGCGTAGGCCGAGACGCAAGCCTCGACCATCGCAGAACAAGTAGTGGCGTAGATGGGGTTATACCCCTCCTGCCACCAGTTGAGCGATGCACCCGCGGGAAGCCAGCCACCCGTGATCGGAAGATAGTACGGCCCCGGACGGAAGGCTCCCTCGACTGCCCTCCGAATACTTCGGAAGGCGTTGGCGATCAAGCCGGCCATTGAGCCTCACTTAGGATCGAGCTGCCCTGGTCTGATAAGGGGCGGGCTTCTTGTCCGCCTCCATGTGTCGGGTCTCCTGCTTGGGAGCGGGATCGGGGTCACTTCCATCGGGTTCGTGCTCGTGGATGTGCCCTCCGGCCGCCACTGTGTTGAGCTCCTCCTGCGTCGGGGTCGGCTTGCCCTTCATGCGGGAAGCGAACTCGGCCCTTGATTTCTCGCTGGCCGCTTGCTCCGCCTCGAGCACCTTCTTGGCGTTCTCGCTGGCGGCGTCGTCCGTAGTCTTGGCCATGTTTTCTCCTGTAGTAGTCCCGCGCTAAAGTTGGGCGGGGCGGACCCCGCCCGTAATGGTTACCAGGTGACGTTCTGTACCCACGCCACTGTGCCCGCGCGACGCTGCAGCCAGTTCAGCGGCATGATCATGCGGAGCGCGAGGGAGTCGGTCTGGAAGAGCGAGCGCTGCGGAGAGGCCGCCGTCCCCGGCGATCCCGACACGAGATCGAGAGGAGCGGTATCCTCCATGTGCAGCGTGGCCTGATCGCTCATCTCCATGCGCGGGGCGTCGCCGCCCACGACCACGAAGTCGGCCGCGTCGACCAGGATCATGGTCTTGGCCGGCACCGTCGCCGAGTCGATGAACGGTACACCGCCCAGGTTGCCCGCGGCGATCTGCGCCGCGAAGGGGAAGATGCCCGTGTTCACCGCCGTGAGCATCGAAGCCCGCAGCATGTCGGTCTGATTGACCAGCCAGGCCAGGTTGCGGACGTTGCCATACGTCGAGGTCGAGATGGCCGAGACCACGGCCACGATGTCCCCGACGAGAGCCGCGATGCCGCCGCCGGCGGTGGCCGGAGTGGCCGCTACGCCATTGAGCAGACCAGCCGGACGGATGGTCGTGGCCGGGTTCGCGTCGATCAGGACGCTGTCCGTAGCCACAGTCGTGTCCACCTGGATCGCCTCACGCAGCAAGCCCTCGATGGCGGGGATGGAGTGCTCGTCCATCTCCTTGGTCCAGGTGGTGATGACCGCCATCTTCTTGGGCGTCAAGGTCTGCGAGGTGAACGCTCCCTGACGGACCGGGATGGGCATGCCTTCGCCGACGAACGAGCCGGCGAGACTCGGAGTGCGAGACCGCGTCGGGATGACGATGCGGCCGGCGTTGCCGAAGCCGAGCGTCAGACCCATCGGCGCGAGACGCGTCAGAATGGCCTTCGGCATCAGCAGAGGCATGAGCTCAGCGTAGGTGGTGTGGGCCAGCTCTTGCGCCCACCCGGCGACCGTGGTCATGGCCGGAGCCGAGGCGGCACGGAGTATGATGTCCGTGATCACCTTGGTCTCGTCGTTCTTGTACTTCGGGTATTTCTCGGCGATCTTGAGACGCGTCTCTTCGATGGTGCGTCCCCAGCCCTTCGCGAAGTACGCCACGGTGGCGGCCCGGACGAACAGGTCGAGCAGGTCCGGCTCATCGGTCCGACGGTCGACGAGCACATGAGGCGTCACCGCCTCCTCCTTGCGCCGGCCGCTGCCGGTCACGACGAGCGACTTGTTGCGCGGGTTCGGCTCGTCCTGCGCCACCGAATTGCCCAACGACTTCTCGCTCTCGAGAAGGCCCTCGCGGACCTTCGTGAGTCGGGCAATGTCCTCGTTGAACTTGCCCATGATCTCGAGGTCACTGTTGGTGACGTTCGAGTCGTCCATCTTGTCAACGTGCTCTTGCAGTGCATCCCGCTTGGCCGTGATCTGGGCCTCCAGCTCCTGGATGCGCTTCGCCAAGGTAGACATCTGTCTGCCTCCATTTCCGTTGCGATTGGCGTGCCCGCCGTTGAACCCGCGCCGCCTGACCCCGCCCTTGTCGCCTTGCCCGGCGAAGACGAGGTCTATTGTCTCGGGTGAAATCTTCAAGCTCTTTGCCACAGCCAACGCATTCGGGTTCGCCGGTACGCTGACCAGACTCGTCTCGACCAGTTCGCTCTTCACGAAGATGGTGCCCCAATCCGTACCCTCTCGTCTCTTCTGCTCGATAGGACGGAAGCCGACGCTGACCGCTTTGAGAATGCCCGCCTGGATCAGGCGTCGGATTTCATCGATGCGCGAGGACGTGCCCTCCGGGGCCATCTCGAGATGACCGCGCAGCTGCTTGTTCTCCACTCGCACGTTCGCCCACTTGCCAATGGGCGCGTGGGGGTTGTGGTTGAACAGGGCGATGGGATTGTTCTTGAAGTGCTTGAGGTCCCAGCCGTCGGACATGATCACGTCCTCGAGGCGGTCCGGTGTTTCGTCCGAGAGCACGAACTCCATGCCCTGCACTTCCTCGGAGTGCGTCTTGTGGGTGACTCGCTTGAGCGAGGCCTCTTCCCACATCGTCTCGCAGGCCTCCTGGTCGCCCATCTCGTCCATGCAGTCGCTCATGAACTCGTCTTCGTCGTCGTAGTCCTCGGGATCGATCCGTCTCATGGACTGCTTGTTCCGGTCGCGCCATGCCTGATGGCAGATGGCGAGGTTCTGCTCGTTGGTGCGATCCGAGTTCTGACTGACCTCGTGCATACAACGACTGATGAAGTCGTCCTGGCTCTCATCCTTGTGGGGCTTAGGAACTGGCATGACCAATCTCCCTCAATGCGCTATCCCAGTCACCTGGGGACGGCTGCCTGAGCAGCCTCACGTTGTCGTACCACCGTGCAAGCCATCGCCAGCTCGCCCAGTGGGAGAGCAGGCATGTGACCTTCGGGTGACCGATGGCACCCGCGAGATGGACCGCTGCCGTGTCGGCAGTGACGATCTCGTCCATGGACATCATCACTTCGGCGCAGTCCATGAAGTCCTTGTACTGATAGGTAATGACGCCCAGGCGATTGGCCTCTTGGACATCCTGCACCTGGACGCTATGTATCTCCACATCACCGAGCGCGGCAACGAACGGCTCGAGCGGGACTGCCCGTGGATAATCTCCGTCGCTCGGTCTGCCCACGGACCAGCCGATGCCAACCCGGCGACGCGACGTCTCTTTCCACTCCACGCTGGACGCCTTGATATAAGGCCGACCCGAAACCTGGCTCGGCGACCTGATGCCGATCAGATAAGGCAGGTGCATCATAGGACAGAAGTAGTCGGCGTCGGCGAGATCGAGCACGACTTCAACGCATTGCTCAGCGATGCGCCACAGCTCGAGCGGGGCAACGAGCTTCGATCCCCTGAGCAGCCGGGCATAGCGGAGGTTCATGATCGTGTCGCCGAACCCATGGGAGTGCAGCAGAAGCACACGCTTGCCAGTGATCGGTTCGCCACGCCAGGGACTCAGGCCGGCGAGGAAAGCCCTCTCGACCAAGGGCCGCAGGAAGGGCTTGCTCAACTCACACTGCCAGTACTCGGAGAAGCCCTCTTCCCATCTCCCAAGGGCAAGGAGGATGAAGGCCCGGTTGTACTTGCCGCGCGCTGTCTCCGCTATACGGTATCCCATATCGGCCATCTCGAGCGCCTCGTTGAGACGACCTTCCTTATACAAATCGACAGCCGCGTTGAAGTAGAAGAGATACCGGTCGATGTCGATTGTACTCTCTTGGACGACTCGGCGCTTGCCCACTGCCTGGCCGCGCCGAGCGACGATGATCTCCGTCGGGATAGTGATCTTGTGACCGTTCTCGCTACGGACCTCGAGGACCTCGCCGTGCTGGGTCAAGCCGCGCCAGCCGTACTCAGTCTCCTGGCAGGAGATGACTGGGTCCATCTCCTCGAGGGTTTCTTCGACGAAGATGCCAAGATCACGCATGGGCTACTTCCAAGTCGGCGTCGTCCACGCGACACCGCGCGAGTCGCGCACGGTCCATGAGACGGGCCATCTCACCTTGAGAGCGAAGGTCTCCGTCTGGAAGAGCCCACGCTCTGTGCTCGTGCCAGCAGCGCCAGGCACCGTATCCATCACCAGCGTGCCGGCATTGGACAGCTCGAGCTCCGGGTCAGTGCTGAGCGCCGCAGCGATAGCCTGCGGAGCGATGGCGATGATGTCGCTGCCTATCGAAGCTGACATGACTGAGATCAAAGTATCGTCATCTCCAAG